AACGCGAAGCCGCCGCTGGACATCGCCGAGGCGAAGATCGACGTGTCCCTCGACCTGGTCGCCGTGTACACGCAGGCCACCCGCCAGGTCCTCGAGGACATCGCGATGGCCCGGTCCATCATCGACACGCACCTGCGGCGCGCCGTGCTGAAGAAGTTCGAGGAGCTGGCCGTGGCCGCGCTGCTCGACGCGACCCTGCCGACCGCGCAGGCCCCGTCCGGCGGCACCCTGCAGGGCGCCATCCGGCTCGGCATGGCGACCGTGCAGACCGCCGGGTGGAACCCGACCGTCGTGGCCGTCAACCCGGCCGACGCCGCCGGCATCGACGTGGCCGCCCTGGGCAACCAGTGCTGCTCCGGTGACAACTTCTGGGGTCTGCGGGTCGTGCCCGTGTCCGGTCTGACCGCCGGAGCTGCCATCGTCGGAGACTTCTCCGCCGGCGCGACCACCTACGAGCGGTACTCCGGGGTGTCGCTGTTCGTCACCGACTCCCACGCGGACACGTTCATCCACAACGTGTTCACGTTCCTCGCCGAGGCCCGCCGCAAGACGGTCATCGAGCGCGCCGACGCGTTCGCCAAGGTCACCGTGTCGGCCCCTTGATAGGCGGAGGGACCAGCGCGGCCCCGCCGGCTGATCCCGACCCGGCCCCGCCACCCAGGCGCCGGACCACCAAGAGGCCCACGTGACCGTCGCCAGGCCGACCCTGGCCGAGGTCGCCGCCCGCATCCCCGGCGGCGACCCCGGCCAGGTCCGACCCCTGTACGACGCGGCGTGGGCGCAGCAGTGCCACCACTGCTACACCAACCCGTACCACCCCGACCTGGCCGAGGCGCTGCACCGCCGGGTCGCGAACCTGTGGGCGTCGAAAGGTCACACCCTCGGCGTGCTGGACACCGGCACCGACTTCGGGGTGCAGTTCGTGCCCCGCTACGACCCGGTGATTGAAGCCCTCGAAGGCCCCCACCGTCGCATGGTCGTCGCATGATCGCGACCAGCCTCGTCGACGCCGTCGCCACGTTGGCGGCCGCCCTGGACGTCAACGGCGGCGGGATCGGCCCCGACGGGGTGCCGTTGCACGTCCCGCCGATGGACCAGCGGCCGATGGGCCTGCCGGCCATCGTCCTGACCGTCCCCGACATCGTCGAACACGTCCGCGCCGGCTGCGGCGACCCGCACTGGCGATTCACCACCGAAGTGGTCGTCGTCGCGGAGTCGACCGTCGGGCTGCGTCTGCTCGGCATCACCGACGCCGTCATCACCGTCCTCGACGCAGCCGGCTACAAGGTCACCTCCAGCTCGGTCACCACCTACGACGTCCCCGACTTCCCAGCGCCGATCCCCGCCCTCTCACTCACCGTGGAGTAGCCATGCCCACCAAGACGCAGACCGACGCCGTCCTCCGGCTCATGCTGAACACCGGCACCGGCACCCCCGTCGACTTCGCCTGCCAGCTGTCGGCCGCGTCATTCACGCAGCCCGGCCCCGGGTCGGTCGAGTCGGTGAAGGTGGCGTGCGGCGGCGACCCCGTCGTCGTCGCGTCCGGTCAGACCAGCCCCGGGTCGATCACCGGGACGGTGTTCAAAGACTTCACCGCCGCCGGCATCTCGACCCTGCTCGCCCAGGCCGTCGAGACGGCCGCCACCACCGGCACCGTCGACCTCACCTACACCTACACCGAGAACCCGGGCACCGACCACGAAGTCTCGTGGACGGGCAAGGCGACCGTCGACCCGTTCGAGATTCCGTTCACGCCCGGCGAGCTCGGCACCCACGACCTGAACCTGCCCGTCCTCACAGCCACCGGCACGTACAAGACGACCCCGTAGATGGGCGTCATCGACGTGGACGTGCACCTGCTGGCCGGCGCCAGGGCGGCCATGCGGAACCTTGAGGCGGACGAACGGAAGAAGGTCGCCGCCGCGACCCGCAGCACCCTCACCCCGGCGTGGCAGCGACTCATCCGCAACAAGGTCACCACCCGTCAGCAGCGGGCCACGTTCGGCACCGCGAAGGTCAACTTCTCCGCCGGCGGCAAAGGCACCCTGGTCGTGTGGGACGGCCGCGGCATGTCCGGGGTCCGAGCCCGCGACCTGGGCAAACCGGGCCGGTACTGGATGGAGCTCGTCGACTACGGGTCGCGCCGCACCTACGGCCGCGACGGCCGGCTCCCACCGCACACCACCGGCGGGAGGATCACCCGCCCGTCGGTGCGGGCGTTCTCCGGGTACGCCGCGCAGGTGTGGCTGTGGGCGCTGGCCGAGTCGCTGCGTGAAGTCGTCGGGGTCGACTGATGGCCCGCGGCATCCAGATACCGTTCACGCTGGACGTGCGCGAGTGGCGGCGCGGCATCCGTGTCGTCGAGGTCGACCTCGACGGCCTGGCCGACGAGCTGCGTGACCTGGAGAAGGCCGGCGACGCCACCGAGAAGGCGCTTGAGGACAACTTCCGTGACATCGGCCGGGCCGCCGAACGGGCCGGGCAGGACGTGTCGACCGGCATGGGCCGCGGCATGAAGGGCCGGCTGGGGTCGGTCGGCGCGGAGGTCGGCGACGAGTTCGTCGAGTCGTGGGGGGAGGCGGTCCGCTCCGGGGACCTGTCCGGCGCGGTCACCGAGACGGTGTCGAACGCGGCCATGATCGGCATGGCCGCCGGCCCGGTCGGCGCCGCCGTCGGCATCGGCGTGTCCGCCCTCGTCGGCATCATCACCACCCAGTTCCAGGCCCGCAAGCAGCAGTTCGAGGAGGCCGTGGCCGGGCTGGTGTCAATCAACTGGGAGCCGCTGGTCGTCGAGGCCGGCCTGGCCGGGCAGCGGCTCGTCGACGCGGTCACCGGCCCGTTCCGCACTGCCGAGCTCGACGAGGGACGTATCGCCGCCGCCCTCAACGTCGACGAGCCGGCCAAGGCGTGGGAGCGCATCGGGCAGCTCGTCGAGGACACCGGCCTGTCGGTGAACACCGTCACCAACGCCGTCCTCGGCAACGAGTCGGCCGTGGCCGCCGTCAACGCCGCCTACGCCGAGCAGAAGGACCGCCTCGACCAGCTCGGCCCGCCCGGCGCTGCCCGCACCGCCGAGACCGTCGCCGCCCGCAAGGCGTTGGAGGAGTCGGTCACCGCCCTCGGGCAGCTGAAGACGACCGCGGAGGCGTCGGTGACGTCCGCGCAGACACTGCGGACCGCCGCCGAGGCCCGCGCGGCCGCCGAACGGGGCGCCCAGCCGGCCGTGCGCGACATCATGACGAACCTGGGCCTGGCCGCCGGGTACGCCAACAGCATGGACGCGGCCCTGGCCCGCGCCGGCACCCGCCGCATCACCATCCCCGTCGGCATCGACGCCGCCGCGTTCCGCCGGTCGGTGTACGCGGCCACCGCCGGCCTGCCGTCCTACGTCACCGACGCCCTGCTGAACGACTGACATGGCCGCCACCCTCACCGTCATCCCCGACCAGGCCGGTGGCCGCGTCCAGGTCGCGTGGACCGGCGCGACCGTCGGCGACACCATGACCCGCGACGGCCTGCCCGTCCGCTACCCGCCGGTCACGTCCACCGCCGGCGTCCTCTACGACTACGAGGCCCAACCCGGCCGCACCCACACGTGGGCGCTGTCCGGCGGGCAGGCCACCGGCACGCTGCCCGCCCCCGACTGTGACGGCCTGTGGCTGGTGCACCCCACCAACCCCGACCTGTCGATGAAGGTGAAAGCACGGTGGGACCAGCCGCAGCGATGGACCGCCCCCGGCACCGTCCACGAAGTCATGGGCAACCGCCCACCCATCGTCACCCACACGGTCCGCACCTACCACTCCGGGCAGATCGAGTTCTGGACACCGATCACAGCCGAGGCCGACGTCATCGCCCTGTTCGAGGCCGGCACACCCATCCTGGTCAACCCGCCGACGTGCTGCACCCCCGTGATGCGCTACGAGTGGACGTGGGGCGACCTGGAGGCCAAGCTCGCCGGAGACGACGTCACCGGCAAGTCTGGGTGGTGGTGGACGTACACCTACCAGCGGATCGGCACCCCCGCCGGGCACATCGACCGGCCAGGGCAGGTCGCCAACACCTACGGCGCCGTCCTCGCCGACGTGGCCTGCCACCCCGACTACGCGTCGTTCCTGACGGGCGGCTGCGCCCACACCGACTACGCCGACCTGCTCACCACCCCGCACCCGCACAGCGCCACCCCATGAAGACCCAGCCGGCGTTCGACCAGCTCGTCGGACACTCCCACGCCGTCGACACCAAGGTCGAGCTGCGTGCCGCCGACGGCACCGTCGTCGCCGCCCTGCCCGTCGAAGCGGGCACCGTCGTCGGGGACGCCACCCGCCGTGTCGGACGCTGGTCGGGCACCGTCACCGTCGCCGGGCTGGACTGGGCACCCGACGGTCCCACCCATCCGCTGGCCGGCATGTCCGGGCACTACTGCTCGGTGCAACGCGCCGGCACCGGCTACGGCGCCGCTGCGGCGTGGGTGGAGGTGGCTCGCCTGTGGGTGGTGGAGACCCAGGTGCAGATGTCCCGCCGCGGCGGCACCCTGCAGGTGCGGCTTGAGTCGCCGGCCGCGCTGCTCGACCGGGCCGTCCACGACGACTACCAGCTGCACCGCGCCGACTCCGCGCAGCAGACCATCACCCGGGTCCTGTCCCAGCACCTGCCCTACACCCCGGCCGTGCTCGACACGTCGACCGCGGCGACCCTGCCGGCCGACTGGGCGCCCACCGACACGACCCCCGACCGGGTCGCCGACGACCTGGCCGCCGCCGTCAACTGCCGCGTCTACTTCGACGCCCTCGGCCGCATCGTGATCCGGCCCACCCTGCCCAGCCTCGACCTGACCACGTTCACGCCCACCCGGCACGTCGACGTCGACGTCGACGTCGTGTCCTACACGCTCACGTTCGGCCGCGACCAGTTCGCCAACGACGCCACCGCCCGCTACGACTGGCAGGACAGCGCCGGCGCCCGGCAGACCGTCGTCGGCCGGGCCGCGACGACCACCGGGCCGCTGCGCAAGGACGGCCCCGCCGGCAGGCTCACCGTCGACCGGCGCGTCGACGGGCCCACCACCCAGCAGCAGGCCGACGGCTACGCGCAGGCGATGCTGACCGCCCAGTCGCAGGCGTGGGTGCAGTCCAGCATCGACGCCGTTCAGGACCCCCGCGTCGAACCCGACGACGTCATCGAGACCCGCTACCTCGACCGCACCCTGCGGCACCGCGTCGTCCAGGTCCGGTTCGACCTTCGCACCGACGCCATGCAGATCACCGCCCGAACCACCGTTGGGAGCCCCTGACATGCCATCGTCGAACCCGGACCGCACCCCCGTCCTGGGCCTGCCGTCGCCCAAGCCGGCCGACCCGCCCGACGTCCCCGGCGACATCAAGGCCCTCGCCGAGGCGATCGACCCGCTCGGCGGCCGCGTGACCGTCCTAGAACGGGACGTGCTGTACGTCCGCAAGTTCTACGAGGGCAACGTCACCACCAACGGTTTCGGAGAGTTCGGCATCGCCACCGGCTTCACCCCGGCCGCGGTGTCCGTCATGGGCATGCAGCCGGAGTATCCGAACGTGTTCGTACTCGTGTTGATGGGCAGCGACCAGGTGAAGGTGAAGGCTGTTGCGCTCAACGGGGCGGCTCGGGCCAACGCGAGCATCCGCGTCGCCGTAATGATCTACGGCAACGGGCCCGGCAACACCCAGACCGGTGCCACCGGCGCGGTGACCTCATGACCGGCCCCGGAGGCGGACCGCAGAACCTGCCCGAAGGTGCAGACGTGCCCGACCACCCCGACTTCCACCCCGACCTGCCACCCGCCGCCGACGACGCCGGGCAGGACCGGTGAGGACCGCGGCGCAGGCCGTCGCCGAGGCGCGACGGTGGACGACGAACCGCGACGACATGTGCCTTTTCACCGTGCAGCAGTGGTTCGCCGCACCGTGGTCCGGGCCGTACGCCGAGGAAGCGTGGCGCCGGTGGGGCGGGCAGCACCCCGGTGACACCAACCCGCCCGCCGGCGTCCCCGTCTACTGGCACAACCCACGATCCCGCTACGGGCACATCGCCCTGTCCGTCGGTGGCGGTGTCGTCCGCTCGACCGACTGGCCGCGCGACACCCGCGTCGGTGAGGTCACGATCGCCGAGCTGACCCGCCGGTGGGGTGTGCAGTACCTCGGCTGGTCCGACCGGTTCTCCGGCGGGCCCATCCAAGGCATCGGCGGCCGCGCCGCCCCAGCCGGCGTTCCGTCCTCCGCAGCGTCCCACCCCACCATCCACGGAGAGGTCCCCGACATGCTCGTCCTTGCCCGCCGCGCCGACACCGGCGGCTTCTTCCTCATCGGAAGTGCCGGCACCTACCAGCCGTCGCAGGCCGACGTCGACGCCCTCGTGACCGCCGGCCTGCCCGTCCGCGCCCTGTCCGCCGACCAGATCGACAAGGTCGGTTGGCTGATCCGCAAGGTGTCCGGGCCGTGACCACCGACCCCGAAGGTGTCGGCGCCGAGCTCGCCGTCGCCGCGGTCGCCCTGGCCGTCATCGCCGGTGTCCTCACGTTCGCGCTGCTGCGGGCCGCGTCGAAGAAGGCCGACGCGATGATCGTCGTGTCGGTCAGCCTGCTCACCCTGGTCGCCGTCGTCGGGTTCATGTTCACCGAGAACGAGGCGCGCATCACCCTGGCCGGCACCGGTGTCGGGGCCCTGGCCGGCGCCATCACCAACCTGTTCGGCGACACCACCGACGATGGAGGCCCACCGTGACCATCCACCTGTACGACACGTACGTGCACGTCGACGGCACCCCCGCACACGGGCAGGTGTCGGTGCGGCCGGTGACGTCGTTCACCGACGGCACCCGCACCGTCGTCGGCGAATGGGTCACCGTCGACCTCGACGACCACGGCCACTTCACGTTGGACGTGGACGTGCCCGCCGGCGCCGACCCCGGCCCGCAGTGGCTGCAGATACTCGAACAGGTGTCGTGCGGGCGGGGCGGCATCTGGCAGATACAGCCGCAGCTGCTCGTCGACGGCGCACAGCTGAACCTGGGCGCGCTGCGGGAGCTGTCCCCACCGACCGTCGCCGCACCCCGCTACACCGTCGCCCCAGCAGGCCCGCAGGGCCCGCAGGGGCCACCAGGAGCCGCTGGCAGCCCCGGCCCGGCAGGACCACAAGGACCGGCCGGAGCGGACGGTGCTCGTGGCCCACAAGGCCTTCCCGGGCGGGACGGGAAGGACGGCGCCGGTGTCACGATCCGCGGCACCGTCCCCACCGCCACCTCCCTGCCCGCCACGGCCACGGCCGGGGACATGTACATCGCCGTCGACACCGGCCACGGCCACACCTGGGACGGCACCCGCTGGGTCGACGTCGGCCCGATCCGCGGCCCCCGCGGCGACACCGGCCCCCAAGGCGCCGACGGCCCCCAAGGCCCCGCCGGCCCGCAGGGCGCCGACGGCCCCCAAGGACCGGCCGGCGCGCAGGGCGTGAAGGGCGACACCGGCCCGGCCGGCCCTGCCGGCCCGACCGGCCCGAAGGGTGACACCGGCGCCGGGCTGAACATCGCCGGCGCCGTCCCCGGACCCGACCAGCTGCCCACCCACGGCAACCACCCCGGCGACGCCTACCTGAACACCACCAACGGCGACCTGCTCGTCTACGTCGGCGCCGGCAACGGCAACCTGGGCCCGGCCGGGCACACCGACGAGTGGAAGGACGTCGGCCACATCCAAGGGCCCGCCGGACCGGCCGGCCCGCAAGGACCGCAGGGCGACCCCGGCCCGCGGGGAGCCGACGGCTCCCAGGGTCCGGCCGGCATCCAAGGCGTCAAGGGCGACCCCGGCTCCCAGGGCCCGGCCGGCCCCACCGGCCCTGTCGGCCCGAAGGGCGACACCGGCCTGCAAGGCCCGGCCGGCCCGGCCGGCGCCGACGCCGTCCTGCCGGCCGACCTGGTGCACGTCACCGACATCGTCGGCATGAACCCGGTCCCCTACGACCCGGCCCACGCCTACGCCGAAGGCGACATCATCATCTACAACGGGTCGTGGTGGGTCGCGAAGACGGCCACCCAGGCCGGGCAGGACCCCACCACCCACCCCGGCAAGTGGCAGGTCCTCGACCTCGAAGCCATCGCATCCAAGGCGGCGCACGCCGCGAACCAGAACGACGACCTGGCCGTCCGCGTGACCGCCGTCGAGGCGAAGAACACCCAGCAGGACGCCGCCATCGCCGGCAAGGTCGGGCTGACCGACCTCGCCACGGTGCTGGCGCAGCTGCCGCCGCTGCCGCACACCCCCGGCGACGACGGGAAGGTCCTCACCGCCGTCGCCGGCCACCCCCGGTGGCAGGCGGCCGCCGCGACGCCGAGCGCACCGCCCACCATCAACAACGGTGATCCAAACCAGTGGTTTGCCTTGAGCCCGGTCCTGTTCATGGGCAACTGGCCCGCCGTCGACGACCGGATGATGAACTTCGTCCCTCTGCTGGTCGGCGGCACCGACGTCACCGTGACACACGGCAGGCTGGACGTGCAGACAGCGTGGCCGGCCGGCACCCGCGGCAGGCTGGCCATCTACACGTCGTCCCCGACCACCGGAATGCCCACCGACCTGGTCGTGGACTGCGGGCAGGTGCCGCTCGACGCGGGATACGAAGTGTCGTTCGCCGCGACCACCCTCACTGCTGGCCGCATGTACTGGGCGGCCGTGGCCGTGCCAGGCGGCGGCGGCGGCAACCTGCGGTCGTACACGCTGGTGCCGTTGCCGGGGATGCCGCAGTCGCCCAGCGAAGGTGGTTTCAGTGGTCTGCTGATGGGCGGCGGTGCCGAGTTCGTGAACGCGGCGCCGGCTCACATCACTCCTGGCTGGTCACAGGGAAAAGGCGACTGTTACCTGGTCGTGTGGAGACGGTGACACCGACGGCACTGGACCGGTCGGTGTCGAACGCGGCGGTGACGGCGTCCCGCAGCCGCGCCGCGGACACGTCGGCGTACACCATCGTGGTGGCCACCGACGCGTGGCCGAGCAGCCGCTGCACCGCGACCACGTCCCGGTCGGCGGCCAGCACACTGGTGGCGTAGTAGTGGCGCAGCTGGTGGGCGCTGTACGGCAGGCCCAGGCTGTGCAGCACCCGCCGCAGCCGCACCGTCAACGCCCGCCCGGTCGTGTCCGGCCACGAGTACCCGGCCAGCAGCTGGTCGAGGGCGTCGACGACGGGCACGTCACGTTCCCGGCCGCCTTTCCCGCACACCAGCAGCCACGGCCGGCCGTCGCCGTCCAGGTGCACGCACCCCGGGGTCAGGCGGGCTATCTCCGACACCCGCAGCCCCGCGTAGGCGGCTAACGCGAGCTGCACGCGCACGTCCCCACCGGTGACCGCCAACGCCAACGCGACGTCCCGTTCGGGGACCGGGCGGGGCAGCCGGTGCGGCACCCGCGGCTCGGCCAGGTGCGCCGACGGGTCCGTCCCGGCCCACCGCCAGTAGCGGCGCGCCGACCGCAGGTACGTGGCGCGGGTCTGCGCCGAGCAGCCCCGCAGCGCCGACCACCACCGGTCCACGTCCACCGGGCCGGCCTGGTCGATGCCGATGCCGGCCAGGCGCACGAACCTGGACGCGACCAGCTCGTCCAACGCGACCGTCGCCGACGACCGGCCGACGTCCCGGCACCACGCCACGTACTCGCCGTGCTTGCCACCCCGATACATACCTGACACAGTACAGACATGACAGATGACATGCGCACGGTTACGTCCAGGGTCGTGGCCGCGTTGCTGGCCTACGACAACATCACCCAGCAGCAGCTCGCCGACATGATGGACCTGAACCAGGCCACCATCAGCCGCAAGATGTCAGGCCAGCAGGGGTGGACGGAGAAGGACATGCTGCTCCTCGCCGACCTCCTGGCCGACACCCGCACCCGGCTGCTGGCCGTCCTCGAGTGGGTGTTGCGGCCGTTGCTTACGGCACCGTATGCAACACCCGGCGACGCGGCCGCACCCACCGAGAGTCACATCGCATGAGCTGGGACGTGCGGAACACGCCGCTCGAGGACCCCGACGTGTGCGTGCACTGCGGCACCAGCCCGTGCACCCACCCACCGACCGGGCCGTGGCGGGCCGTGTACGACGTCGGGGTCGGCTACGCCGTCGTCGTCGTCGCCGCGCTCGTGTTCTGGCTCGTCGTCATCGGTGGCGGCATGTGGCTGGCCGGCCGGTGAACGACGACACCTACGCCATCTGCTGGGTCGACGGGTACCACCAGCAGCTCGACGACGTCGAAGCCGCGGCCGACAGCATCGACGACCGCATTGCCCGCGTGCAGCTGGGGCGCATCATCAGCGCGCTGCGGCGAGGAGTCGGGACCAGGGTTGCCGTCGGGAAGATGGACGAAGCCCTGTGCACCCGCGGCTGGGTCGACGGGTCCAACCAGGCGTTGATCGACGTAGCCGCCGAGCAGGACCGGGTCCTCGACGCCGCCGCCCGCGTGCAGCTGCAACGACTCATCGAGAAGCGGCGCTACCAGACCGGCACCGGGATCGTCGGATGAGCCTGCAAGCGTTGACGTGGGCCATGTACACCACCCACGACGTCGACACGATCAGCCGGTTCGTGCTCGTCGTCCTGGCCGACCACGCCGGCCCCGAGGACGTCGCCTGGCCGTCCCGGCAGCGCATCGCCGACGCCATGAACGCCTCCGTCGACACCGTCGACCGGCGGCTGCTGCGGCTCGCCGAGGCAGGGCTGATCGAGAAGCTCGCCGACGACGACCCGCGCGTGCCCGAGTCGTTCCGGTCGATGCGCGCCGACCGGCGCACCCAGCCGTACCGGCTGTGCATCTCCACGGGGCCGCAGACTGCGGCCCCGTCCGGGTCACGGGGCCGCAGCAGTGCGGCCCCGCAGCCGTCCACGGGGCCGCAGGACAGCGCCCACGGGGCCGCAGCTGTGCGGCACGAACCCAAAGAACCCAATGAAGAACTACGCGCGGGCGCGCGCGCGCGAGGCCTGGACCGGCGACCAGACTCCCGCCGCCCCCACCGCACATGCGGACACATCCACGCCGACGACGAGCCCTGCCCCCGCACCCAACCAGCCGACGTCGCCCACACCGGCGCGACCAGAGCCCGCCAAGCACTCGCCGCAGCCACCCAAGGACAGCCATGACCGCCACCGGGCCGTGCCGCCGCTGCGGCACCGACGAGTGGGGACCCCGACGCCGCCCCTACCGGCGCGCCGACGGCACCACCGTCGTCTACCAGGGCCGCTACTGCCTGCACTGCTCCCGCACCAGGCAACGCCGCCGCCGCGCCCGCACCACACCCGACCTGCGGCCCTGGCTACGGACCGCGCCGTCGTCGCAACCAGACCGCCCACCCCAGCCCCTGTGGTGCGACACCCGCCGGCACCAAGCCATGACCGTCACCGCCGGCCGCACCGTCACCTGCCAGGTGTGCGGCACCCAGCTCCGGTTCTACGCCTGGGCCGACACCACCCGCACCACCATCACCTGCCGCCGCTGCCACGACCTCAGCTGCGACCAATGACCACCGCCCCCGCACACGGCGGGGGCGGCAACCCCGAAGTCATCCACCGGCTCCTACGGCACGTTCGCCGTCCGCGGCGGACAGGAAGGAATCCTGCTGTGAACAACGACCGGCTCCGCCACATCCTGCAGCAGCTCGCCGACCCGCACGGCAACCTCGACCCGGCCACCGTCGTCGACGCCGCCACCCCAGCCACGTCACCGCTGCACGACTACTTCACCTGGGACGACGGCGAAGCCGCCGACAAGTGGCGTATCGACGAAGCACGGCAGCTGATCCGCCGGGTCCGCATCACCGTCATCCCCCAACCCGACACCCCACCCATCCGGGTACGCGCGTTCATGACCGTCCCCGCCGGCCGCACCGTCACCTGCCAGGTGTGCGGCACCCAGCTCCGGTACTACGCCTGGGCCGACACCACCCGCACCACCATCACCTGCCGCCGCTGCCGCGACCTCACCTGCGACGCAGTCTGATGGCCCGCCGACTCGCAACGTGGACCTGCCCGCTGTGCCACCTGGACGGGCAGGTGTCCTCAGCCAACCCGGCCGGCACCGCCCTCGGCGCACACCTGGCCGTCGTCCACCCCGACGTCACCGTCCACCCGTCCGTCATGGCCCGGCTCCTCACACCCCAGCCGAACCCGGACGACCAATGACTACCGCCCCCGCACACGGCGGGGGCGGCAACCGCCACGACACACCTAGGAGGACACCGTGGCCGAGAAGAACATTACGACGACCGCCGTCACGTGGAACTACAACGCGGTCGACAAGGTGAGGCTGTCCCACCATTTCGGTGTCGACGCAGCCGAGCAGACCGTGCCCCTGGCCGCCGTCGACTGGGACCGCAGCCTGAACAACCAGAACCGCGGCCAAGGCCACCACGTCGTCGCCGCCTGGGTGGAGGACATCGCGTTGGCCATGCTCAACGGCGACATGGTCGACGCCATCGTCGTCCGCCAGCTGGACGACGGAACGTTGGTCATCCTGGACGGGAACCACCGGGCCAAGGCGTGCCAGGAGCTGGACGTCGCCGACGTGGCCGCGTGGGTCGTGCAGTGCGACGACATCACCGCGCAGATGATCGCCAAGGTGGCCAACGTCGGCCGGCACGGCATGACCGTGGACCGCCGTCACCGCCTGGAACTGGCCGTCGAGCTGGTCCGCCAGGGTTACCCGGTCGACAACGTCGCCCGGCTCGTCGTGGTCCGACCAGCCACCGTCCGCCACTACATCAAGCAGCAGGAGCTGGAGGTGCGGCTCAGCAACGTGTTCGCCCGGCCCGTCACCGGCGGGCTGAGCACAGCGAAGGTTGACGCGCTGGCCAAGCTGGAGGACGACCAGCTGAAGGTGATCGGCCCGGACATTCTCACCGTCCCGACGTCGGCACTCACCGACATGGTGCGCGACATCGTCACCGCGCCGGCGGCGCAACGCCAGGCCAAGGCGCACGAGGTCAAGGGAGCCATAGCAGCGGCGAAGGCGCCGGCCGGGATCGGGCAGCGCAAGGCCGCCCCCGTCACCCAGACCAAGCACGCGTTGACGCTGCTGCGCAAGAACCTGACCAAGGGGTTGCAGCAGTGCACGTCGAAGGAGTTCGACTACATCGCCGACCAGGTCCACGAGCTGTGGCTGGAGGTCAAGGCCGCCCGCGCGGCCAGAGAGGCAGCGGGCAATGCCAGCGCCGCGTAACCCGTGGACACAACGCGTGTACGACATGGCCGCCGAAGGCAAGTGGACCAAGGAGCAGATGATCCGCGACGCCATGCAGCTCGTCCCTGTCGGTCGAGGAGCTCGCCAGACACAGCGGGAGCGTGAGCAAGCGGCCAAGTTCGGCGGTTACCGATGGTACGAGCAGGGTGAGCACTACAACCACCACCCGGTCATGTGGCGGCGAGGGCAGCGACGGATCGTGTCCCGGACTGTTCTACAGTTGCTGCGACGTCGACGTCTGATTGAGGGCGACGACGGCATCGTGCGTCTGTCATCGTCCTGAACCACACCTCTGGTGCTGTGGCGGGGCACACTGCCCCCATGTCGAAGGCGTGGGAGCGGGTGCCCCGCCGGCCCTGGTCCCGGGTACGCCGGGCGGTGTTGGAGCGGGACGGGTGGACGTGTCAGCTGCGCAGGCCTGGCTGTCTGGGTGTGGCGACCACGGTGGACCACATCGTGCCGGTGTCGGTCGACGTGTCCGGTGCGTTGGACCCGACGAACCTGCGGGCGTCGTGCGGTCCGTGCAACCAGTCGCGGAACCGTAAGGCTCCGACGCGCGCGCGCATCGGCTGGTGATCGCGTTTTCTTCGGGGGGGCCGGGCACCCCTGCCCCTCCCTTTCCGTTGTGTGTCCCAGGGCCGGCTGGAAACCCCGACCCCTGTAACGAACCATCCCGATATATCGAGACGGTGGGGTGGGATGATCACCGTTCATGGGCGACACGCTGTTCCCGACCCCCCGCCGGCACGTCGGCCGCACCGAGACGGCGCTCAACCGGCAGCTGGCGGCGTGGCGCACCGCCGGGCACCTGACCGGCGACGAGACGGCCGCGTACCGGCGGCTGCTACGCGGCCTGGCCGAGACCGTCGACGCCGCCGACCGTGACCACCTCGACGGCACCATCACAGCCCTGTCCCGGGCCCGCACCCACACCATGCTGCTGGAGGCGCTGACCACGCTCAGCCCGTCCGTCGGGCCCGTCGACGCCGTCGACGAAGCCCTGGTGCAGCTGCTCGCCGACGCCGATGCCGCTGCCGGCTGACGCCCGCTGGGCGCACGCCGTCGCCGCGCTGCTCGGCCGCCCCCAGCTCGGCTACCAGGCCGACGTGTGCCGCGACCTGTCTCAGCCGAACCTGGCCGGCACCGGTTACGCCCACCCGACCGCCGTCGTCCTCATGCCCCGCCAGACCGGCAAGACGACCACCCTGTTCGTGCTGGCCGTGGCCCGCATGATGCACCGCGCCGGCTACGCGGCCGCGTACACCGCGCAGACCGGGCACACCGTCACCGAACGGTTCACCGACCCCGGCGGCTGGCTGGACCTGGTCGAGGGGTCACCGCTCGGGGACCGGCACCACACCCGCCGCTCCCAGGGCACCGAACGGGTCACGAACACGCGCACCGGCTCGTACCTGAAAGCGTTCCCACCCCGACCCGGCAAGCTGCGGTCCAACGCTCTCGACCTGGTCGTCCTCGACGAGTGCCAGGAGCACGACTGGCAGGTCGGCCGCGCCCTGGACGCCGACGTCGGCCCGGTGTTCGCGACCAGGCCGCTGCGGCAGCTGATCCTGTGTGGGACGGCCGCCGGGCCCGGCTGGTGGCGCACCAAGGTCGACGCGGCCCGACGCGGCGACCATCTGCTGCTTGAGGTCGGCACGTGGCCGGCCGACGCCGACGTGGAGGACCCCGCCACCTGGCACGCCCACCACCCGGGGCTGCGCGCCGGCCTGACCGACGACGGGCACCTGGCGTCGCAGCTGCGGGACCTGGGGCCGGCCGCGTTCGCCCGCGAGTACGGCAACCGGTGGGACGACGACGCGACCATCGACCAGGTCATTCCGCTGACCGCGTGGGACGCGTGCACACCGGCCGTCCCGGTCGGCGACCCGGTCGCGGCCGCGTTCGACGTGTCCCCGGACCGGTCCAGGTGCTCGCTGGTCGTGGTCACCGACGCCGGCCACGTCCGCCTGGTCGACCAGGGCGACCCGCGCACCCTGCCGGCGATGCTCGCCGAGTGGGCGGCCGGGCTGCCCGTGCACTGCTTGAAGGGGCAGACCGGCACCGCCGACGACCTGGTCCACGCCGGCCACCACGTCGTCGTCGACCACGCCGGCATCTACCAGGCCGCCTGCCAGCAGCTGCACGACGCCGTCGTCGACGGCCGCGTCCACCACGACCACCAGCCGCAGCTGCGGGAGGCGTGGCAGGTGGCCGCCCGGTCGTGGCACGGCGACGCGTGGGTGATGTCGGCCCGCCGCTCCGGTGGGGACATCACCCCGGCTGTCGCCGCCGCACTGGCGTGGACCCACGCCCGCACCACCGCTGCCGCCATCTACTGACGGTGCTGCTCACCGGCGCTGTTTCCCGCTACGATCATGGTCGTGACCTCGCCCGCGCGGCTCACGCGCGCCCGCTGGGGGTCCATGTCGTCCCCGGTCCGCACGAACCTTCCCTACCCCGGCTACGTCGGCGGCATCCCTCCCGGCGTGGCCCCGTTCGTCCCGCAGGGGCAGATGCTCACCAACTACCCGGACGGGTGGGAGCTCGACCAGGGCGGCCCGGTGCCGTGGCTGGCCGACATCGCCGACGACGGCAACCCGCCGGCGTGGTGGATCGGCATGTCCATCGAGGACGGCTGGTCACCCATCGGGCCGCACGGCCCGTGGCACCACCGGTCGTGGGCGCGGGCCGTCGTCGTCCGCTGCACCGAGCTGATCTGCGACCCGCTGGTGTCCGACCCGTTCAAGGTCACCCGCTCCGGGCAGGTCAACATCACCGGCGGCGACGTCCTCGACCCGGACCGGTGGATCACCGACCCGCAGCTGCTGCGCCGCGACGACCGTGTCGGCCGGTCCGCGATCCCCGCGTACCGGCGGCTGGCCCGGTCCACGTTCTGGCGTGAATGGGTCCGCCAGGCCCTGTGGCACGGCAACGGCTACGTCCTCACCCAGACCCGCGCCGACGGCCGGCCCCTGGCCGGCACCATGCAGCTGGTGCCCGACACCGCGGTCTGGCTGGACGAGGACACCGGCCGGTGGTGGCTGGGTGACCCGCGTGTCGACCTAGAGCTGGCACGGCCGTTCGACTGGGACAACCGGCTGCCCGACGGGTCGCGTCTGATCACGCTGCGTAACCCGCACTCGCCGGTCGACCAGTGGGGCCGCGCCCGCGGCGTGTTCGACCTCAACCCGGACGTGTTCGCCGCCGCGTGGATGATCGACCAGTACCTGGCCGGCGCGTTCCGTTCCGGCGTCCCCAACGGCTACCTGAAGGTCGTCCAGCCGCAGCCGCTCACCCAGCCGCAGGCCGACGAGTTGAAGGCCCGCTGGCTGGGCGCGCACGGCCGCCGCCGGTCCATCGCCGTCCTCAACCACGCCACCGAGTTCGTGCCGCTCACCTGGTCACCGGTCGACGCGAACGTGCAGGAGATGAAACGGCTGGCGATGGCCGACATCGCGTTCGCGTTCGGTCTGGCCCCCGAGGTCCTCGGCCTGTCCCTGGGCCTGTCCGGCACCTACTCCAACATCAAGGACTGGTGGCGGCTGCACCGCGACTTCTCCCTGTCCGGGTGGGTCGACCAGATCGGCGGGGTGCTGTCCGCGCAGGTCCCCGACGGCACGAACGTGTCGGTCAACCTGGACGCGCACACCCGCCCCGACATCGCCGACCGGGTCGCCATCATGGCGGCAGCGTCGGGCACCAGCATCGACCAGGCAGCCCTCGCCACCCTGCTCGACCTGCCCTACGGGGGACCCGATGAGCCTGCTGCACCGTGACTACCAGGCCCGTGACCTCGACGTCACCGGCCGCACCCTCACCCTGGCGTGCGTCCCGTTCGACACCCCGACACCTGTCGTCGACGGTGACGGCGACCCGTACCTGGAGCAGTTCGCGCACGGCGCGTTCCGCACCGTCCTGCGCGGCATCAACTCCATCCACCTGCGGCTCGAGCACCGCCAGGACGGCCCCCCGTACGCGTACGGGTTGACGTTGCGGGAGGACCCCGACTTTCTGATCGGGCAGTGGCGGGTCGCCGACTCGTCCCACGGTGAGCAGCTGCTCGCCCTGGTCCGCGACGGGCAGCTGCGCGGCGTGTCCGTCGGGTTCGTGCCCGGCACCGCCGACGGCGACAACACCTGGGACGACAACGTCCTCACCCGCCGCTACGTCAAGGCCATGCCCGAGGTGTCGCTGACACCGCAGCCGGCGTACCCCGACGCCCGCGTGCTTGAGCTGCGCCACCAGCAGGCGCCCGCCCTCGCCGCCGCCCGCGAACGGGAGTGGTGGACGTGGAACGCCCTGGCCCGTTAGCCTGACCGCAGGCGTGGCCCCCGGTTCGGTCCGGTCCCCACGGAGACACCCACCCGTGTTCCCGTGAAGGAGACCACCGATGGCCGCCATCGACACCCTTGAGCAGCAGCTCGCCGACGTCCGCGCCCAGGCCGAGGACATCATGTCCCGCGACGGGTTCAACCCCGACGACCCCGGCTACAAGGCCCTCAAGGACGAGGCCGAGCAGCTGACTCGGTCCATCAAGGAGCAGTCCGACTGGGTCGCCCGCAAGGCGCTGTCCGACGAGGCGTCGACGGTGATCCGCCGCGCCCAGCTGCGCGCCGACCAGGTCCGCGGCGCCGACGAGCCGTCCGGGTCGTGGGGTGAGCTGTTCACCCGTTCGCAGCAGTTCCAGGGCTACAACGGCTACGGCACGTCCGGCCGCGTCGACGTCCCGAACCTGCACACCCGCGCGGTGTCGCTGCCGATCAAGACGACCGACCTGCCGTCCGGTCTGCTCGCCGGCAGCCGCTACCTTGAGTCCGCGCCGGGCCTGTACCCGCTGCTCGACCTCATCCCCACCGTCCAGACGTCGCTCAACGCGTTCCCCGTGTGGGGCACGACCGTCACCGACGGCGGCGCCGCGGTCGTCGCCGAGGGTAACGCGAAGCCGCCGCTGGACATCGCCGAGGCGAAGATCGACGTGTCCCTCGACCTGGTCGCCGTGTACACGCAGGCCACCCGCCAGGTCCTCGAGGACATCGCGATGGCCCGGTCGATCATCGACACGCACCTGCGGCGCGCCGTGCTGAAGAAGTTTGAGGAGCTGGCCGTGGCCGCGCTGCTCGACGCGACCCTGCCGACCGCGCAGGCCCCGGCCGGCGGCACCCTGCAGGGCGCCATCCGGCTCGGCATGGCGACCGTGCAGACCGCCGGGTGGAACCCGACCGTGGTCGCGGTCAACCCGGCCGACGCCGCCGGCATCGACGTGGCCGCCCTGGGTAACCAGTGCTGCTCCGGTGACAACTTCTGGGGTCTGCGGGTCGTGCCCGTGTCCGGTCTGACCGCCGGCGCGGCCATCGTCGGCGACTTCTCCGCCGGCGCGACCACCTACGAGCGGTACTCCGGGGTGTCGCTGTTCGTCACCGACTCCCACGCCGACACGTTCATCCACAACGTGTTCACGTTCCTCGCCGAGGCCCGCCGCAAGACCGTCATCGAGCGCGCCGACGCGTTCGCCAAGGTCACCGTGTCGGCCCCTTGATAGGCGGAGGGACCAGCGCGGCCCCGCCGGCTGATCCCGACCCGGCCCCGCCACCCAGG